GCCTTAAGCTTCTCAAAGACCTCGGGAGCTTCATTGCGAAGCTTAGCGGCCTGACTGATATAGGTGCGGTTGGTGCCAAACAACTCAGCGGCCTTTGTATCTGCCACATTTCGATTGGGCGAAACTGCAACAATTTTTTGTTGCAGTTTTTCAAAAAACTCTTGTGTGTCACCATTGCTGGCATCGCGAATCGCCTGCGCTTCTGGACATAGTTCTTTTTGCGGTGAATCTTCCGGCAGTTTTTTTGGTCTTCCACCAACATTCTTTGATGCCTCATCTCGGATTTTAGCCATCAACTCTTCAGCCTCAACCGCTAGTGCCGCCTTTTGCCCGCTGGGCATATTACGACGCTTGTTGGTTCGAAGGGTATAGGCCAAAGCTTCAGCATCATTGTCACCGCAAGCAAACTCCAAGATCGGCGGCTTGATGTTGAGAATTTGGCAGGCTCTCCACCTATTCCATCCATCGAGGATGTCGCCTTGGTAAGTGATGATTGGCAGAGTTTTGTCGTAGCCGTTGCTACGGATGTCCTCAAGAAGCTCCTTAAAGTCTTCTTCTTTGGCTTCGGGGAAGATATTGAATGCGTGTTTTTTCATAAGTTGTGTATTTCTTTGTGGCACTTGCGACAGACAGCCATCAGGCAATCATTGCCGTATTCCCATGGTAGTTTGTTAAGGTCATAGCTTCGGTGGTGAACAGAAGTGGCTGGTTGTCCACAACGCACACATTGGAAGTTTCTTGCTCGCAATATGGCCAACCGTCTGGTTTGCCATCGCGGGTCATTGAGAAGAGCGGGATAGAACCGCCGGTCGACTTTTTTAGCCGGTGGAGATGCACTCCAACCCAAACATTTCGATGGTCTCGCATGTTCCCCATCAGCAGCCAGTGCTCCCAATCAGGATTACCGATCTGCATATTATTGTAGATGCTCCATGGCTGAGTCGGGTTTCTACGCAGCCCCTCGTAAACCTCTCTCGCCACGAGATGCGTCTTGTGAGACTTCCCTTGCTCGCTTATCCATTGAAGATAGGGTTTTTGCCAGTGTTGAGCCTGTGCTTTAATCCACCCAAATTCCTCATCATCTTCGACAGGCGTTGGCATTTTCATATCCATCGCCGCTGTCATGGTATTGCGTTGGATTTTAACCATGGCAATGCTGCCACGGCGCTCGTTCATGTAGTCCTGGCAATCGTCAAGACCGCTCTTCAAGATACATGAGTCTAAAATTTCCCTTTTGTTTTCAGGGCATGTAATTGGAACTTCAATGACTTCCTGAAAATTTACCTTGTAGCTTTCTCTTCGGTTGTCTCTTTGTGACCTCTCAACCTCCAACCGAATTTTACTCCAGACCGGAAAAGATTCTTGAGCTGGCAGTGGATAGACTCGAATCAATCCAAGTTCCTCGCTTAAAATAATCGCGCACATAGTTTTTCTGCCGTCTTTGCAGATATTTGGCGCTCCCACTCCGAGTAAAATTCCTGTTGCTTTCATAGTTCCTTTGCGCGTATCCCGCCGCGCCCCGGTCGCTGCATTTAATTAAAACGGAATGTCATCCCCATCCGCATTGGTGTGGATTGTCACAGCCTTTGACGGGGAGTTGAGAATCGCCTTGGCCTCGGCCAGTTCCTTCGCCGACACCCAGCGGGCGATTTCGTGGTATCCGGTCTCTTCGTTGAACTCGACGATCACCGTCCCGCTGAGTCCGAGGAGGTCTTCCGGCTCCACGCTGGCGGTCTCGTTTGGCACAATGGCAAATCCCAGCGCCTCGCGCACTTGGTCGATCTTCCATGCGGCCTTTGGGACAAAGACCATGTTGTCGTAGATCGTCCCGCCGTTTGTCCCGTCCGGCAGCTTCACTCGGCACTTCATGCGGATGTATTCGTTGCCGGTTTTGTTTGAGACTTTGAGTTCAGCGCCCTCGATCTCGACCTTGTGTTTTCCGGGCGCGATCTGGGGGGCTTGTGGTTCTTGTTGTTTGTAGCTTGGCATAAGTTATTTGATTTTGGTTTGGCGCAGGGTTTTGCTTCCGGCTCCCCGCTTGATGGCCGCTTCGTTCACTTCCACGCCGGAATCGGCACAGAATTGGCGAAATTTTTCACCGCTCATTGACCCACCCATGGCAAGGATGAGCGTTTCGATGGAGGTATGCTTTGCGACTTCGGCGATGGCTTGGGTCTCGACATATTGCTCGCCGGCGGATTCCGTGACCTTCCAGCCTGGAATCTCCTCACCAGCGTCAACGCGTTCTTTGAGGATTTTGAGGAGAGGCTTGGCGATTTCCTTTTCCGCGCTCTTCCAGTTCTTGGCAAAGATTGAAAAATCAACGGGATTGGCGAGCAACTTGGCTTTTATTTCCTCAATCGATGTCTCGGAGTGAACCAAAGCCAGCGCCTCTGAGGATTGGCGCACGATGGCCTTGCATGTGTTGTAATTCGCACACCAGTCGCACGCCTCATTCGGCGTAGGCTCGGCCAACCGGCTCGACGCCTCCGCGATGAGGTTCCCTACAAGTTCCTCCGCTTGTTCTCGCGTAAAGTTGTAAGTTCTCCGCAGTCGCTGATCGATGTAGATCACATGAGCGGTCCACGAATTGGTAAAATGCTCCTGCATACATGCGAGGGCATAGCAACAAAGCTGATTTCTATATTTGCGAATTTGTCCGGTTTTGCAGTCTGCGACCCACTTAGCGCGAACACATACCGCATCCGCTGTGCCGGGTTTGGAAAGGCCCGGCACTTCCATGCCGAGATACTCCTCACGGGTTTCCACATGGTAGCCACCGGAGAGGGTGCGCAGTTCGGCAACGCCCCACTCCACGGCCATTTTGTCCTCATCGTTGAGCGTGTCGAAGGTAGTAGGGTCATCGAGGAAAAGCTCACGCAGCGCCCGATCCAGCAGCGTGCCACGCTCCGCAGCAGGGCTGGACCCCGGCGCACCCGTAAAGAGTGCGCATTCCTCCAGCTTGTCTGTCATTGAAGGGGAGATTTCCTTAATCACGCTGCCACCTCCATTTGCGCGGCTTTTGCCTTAGAGACCAAATCCTGTGGCCGTGCTACGATCTGCTGTTGCAATTTCTCGCTGGCGTCTCGCCATGTCTGGCCTTCGGTGATGGAACCGTTCCCAACGAGGAAGGCGTTCACGATCTCCTCGTTAGCTTCAAGCGTGGCCACCCACTCGCGCCTGATTCCCACCGCAGGCTCGGCCTTGGGTTTTGCCACCGGCTGGAAGAGATGAGCGACCGCAGCCCATTCCAACGGCAGCTCCTCCGCAAGACCGCTGCGAGTTTTGGCATCGTAGGCCGCGCTGTGTGTGGTGAGCATGACGCGCTCCTTGCCGCCAAGTCCTTTGCCTCGTCCGGTGTCGGTGGTCGAGACCTTGGTCTTAAATCTTAAAAACCAGAGTTCATCCGCAAACTCTTTGAGCAGCGGGGAACATTGCTTGCTCAGTTTCAACTCGTAACGGTCGTAAGGTGCGAGCGCATCGGGGGCCTCGAATTTAACGATCCTGGAGTGAGCTATCAGCACCACATGTTTTCCGCCGTCGATCAACGCATCGATGCTGGTTAGCATGCGGCTAATGCGCTCTGCGACCATGACCCAGCCCTTGCCGTATCCGAAATCTTCGATGCTGGTCTTTTTGCTGGTCGCCAGCAGGTCTTCGACGCAGAGCCGCTCTGCCCAATCCGCACTGTCGATGACGATGGTCTTGTAGTCGGTTGCTTTAGCCTCGGCCAATGCCTCCGTGAGTTGCTTCCAGCTATTGATGTCGCACCGCTCAACATCGAGGTGGCTTGTTCCCTGCTCGATGTCCAAGAAAAGCGGCTTCGGAAACTGAGCCGCGAAGGTTGATTTTCCGACCGATTCCACTCCATAAATCACAACACGCTGTGCGCGTTGTTGTTTGCCTTTAATGATATTCATAGTTATTGTTTGGTCCGCGTTTTTTGGGATGCGCGGCCCCCCTTTGCCCCTGCGGTCTCAATGAGACTTGGCGAGGAAATTGTTAT